GGCGGGCGCGACGTGGAACGACGGCAGCTTGATCAAACCGGAGGGCTATCCGGGCGACAGCATCGTGGTCGAGGGGCCGCTGTACCCTGGCACCTACATGGCCAAGTTCCAGGACAGTACCGGGAACTTTTCGGCGGCCGAGGCCTCGTTCGTGGTCACCGAGGCGCTGCTCTCGGGCTTCACTACGCTCGCCACTGTGACCTTCCACCCCGGCTTCAGCGGCACGCTGGTCAATGTCGCCGCGCTCGACACCGGGCTGCAGCTCACCGGCTCGACGCTGTGGGATTCAATGGCGGGCAACATCGACGACTGGGATCGCATCGACTCCATGGGCGGGATCCAGACGAGCGGCAGCGCCACCTTCAGCTCGAAGCTCGATCTGGGCAGCGTGGACACAGTGCGCCTTGTCCCGGCGTTCAAGACGCTCGGCTTCGACACCGGCGACCTGTGGGATTCGCGCACCGACCTCATGGACACCTGGGGCCTGATCGACGGCAGCGTGATCGAGGACGCCGAGATCGTGCCGCAGCTGCGCATCACGCAGGACGACCCGAACGGCTCGCCCACTTGGGGGCCGTGGCACGACCTCGAGGTCGCCGACTACACCGCGCGCGGCTTCGAATTCAGGACGCTGCATACGAGCGGCAACGTGACGCACAACCGGCGGCTGATCGAGTTCTCGGTGGCCGCGAAGCAACCCGCATAGGAGAGTCCATGCCGCACAGAGCCAAGCTGGACCACGACCGCGTCTACTGGGGCGTGGAGGAGGTCGCGGCGCTCGCGCCCGACGATGTGGAGGTGCCTGCCGATTGCGACCTCAAGCCCGGCATGTACCGCTGGGACGGGGCCACCTTCGCGCTGCTGGCGCACGCACAGCGCAAGAGCGCGCCGGAGGCTCCGACGATCGAGCAGGCGTTCTACGACCTGCTCACCACAGGCCCGGAGGCGCCGCGCGTCGTCGCGTGGCGCGACTGGATGAAGCAAACCATGGATGAAAGGCTCAGATAATGAGCGACCACGACGGCATCATCGCCAACGACACCGGCGCGGCGGTCCGCGCCGACCTGAACCTGCTCGCGCAGGCGATCCTGAACGGGTTCAGCGGCGCCAGCGCGCCCGCGGCGCCGGTCGCCTACCAGATCTGGCACGACACCACCGAGGGTCTGCGCAAGCAGCGCAACGCGGCGAACACCGGCTGGCTGGTGCGGGGGAACATCGCCGAAACGTTCGTGCTCGCGCGCTCCGCGAACACCATCCTCGGGGTCGCGGACTTCGGCCGCACGCTGAACTGCACCGGCACGTTCACGCAGACCTTCACTGCGGCCGCGACGCTGGGCGACGGGTGGTTCTGCCAGATCCGCAACAACGGCAGCGGCGTCATCACGCTCGACCCGAATGCGGCCGAGACGATCGACGGCGCGGCGACGCTCGCTCTCCAGCCGGGTGAATCCTGCATTGTCTTGTGCAACGCGAGCCTGTTCATTACGGTCGGCCTGGATCCAGCTGCGTCGGACACGCAAGCCGGTCGCATCGAGATCGCCACGCAGGCCGAGCAGGAGACCGGCACCGACGTAACGCGCGCTGTGACCCCCGGTCGCCAGCAATTCCATCCGAGCGCGGCGAAGGCGTGGGCGCAAGCCAATGGCGATGGTGCATCAGTAGATGTGTCCTATAACTTGACTGATCTCACTGATACCGGGGCAGGGATCATCAGTTTTAATTGGGCTACTGATTTTTCAACGGCTAACTATTCAGTCCAATATAAGGCACGAAAGGACACTGGAGCAACGGCGGGTACGACGTTCATGAGCAGCATCGAAAATACTAATACCGATGCCGATGAGGTGACTTGCACTTTCGCTCGCGTGTCAGATGGAGCGAGAAGTGACCCAGATAAGCACATGGTCGTAGCTTTCGGAGATCAAGCTTGAAAAAGATTATTTACACTAGAGTTGATGGTGGATTGTCCGTGAGGACATTGGCGGAAGGGGCGCGGCTAGCCTTCTCGATCACGCTCGTGGATGGCACACGTTTTGCGTCCGAAGAACAGGTCGTTGGACAAGGCGGGAACAGGACGGTCGTCAAAGCTGCGCCAGTGGATCGTATTTTTCGTCGCTGGCCGGTTGTGGGAGCCGTTGCTGAATGGGCTGAGTCCGAGGATGAATTCGTTGCACGTATCGCAGCGAAGAATGTACCAATTACGCTGGTGAATCCACCCGCAGGTATCACGCCAATGATGTCGAGGGCTGATGCGCTGAAACAAGGATTTTCCTTCACAGAAACGCCTTATCAGTTTGTAGACCCGTCAGAGATTCCTACCGACCGAACCTTTCGCGATGCGTGGGAAACGAACGGCGCGGGTGTTCAAGTGAACATGCCGAAAGCGCGCGAGCTTCACAAGACCCGGCTACGCGAGCTACGCGCCCCGAAGATGGCCGCTCTCGACGTACTCTACATGCGCGCTGACGAGGCAGGCGACACCGCTGAGAAGCAACGCATTGCAACGCTGAAGCAAGTGCTTCGTGACGTGACCGCCGACCCGCGCATCGAGGCAGCGCAGACGCCTGAAACCTTGAAGACCGTGACGCCGGAGGCGCTTCGATGAGCCACGCCCCCCTTTCCCCTTGGCCGCAGCACGGACGGCGCGTGCGCTTGGAGCGCAACCGCGCGTTCCGCGTGACGGTCAGCTACGGCGGCAAGTGGCAGTGGTGGGCGCACTTCACGGGGCACGCATTCAGCGCCAAGCAGGGCCGCTGGTGGTTCTTCAGCTTCGACATCGGGGTGCTCCACGGCTATCTGGGCTTCAAGCCGATCACCCTGCTCGACCCGCAGTTCGATGTGCCCGAGAGCTTCGAGCGCGTAAATCCGGCGGTTGAATTCGGTCATCGGTTAGGCATCGGAGCGCCCGCATGAAACCCTCCCACCGCATGTTGACCGGCGAGATCGGCTGGGCGTTCGTCGCGCTGTCCTTCGCCTGGTCCGGGATGGGCGGCTGGCCGCTCGAGCCCTCCTACCTGCACCGCGCGCTCGAGCGCACCGGGGAGACGGTGTTGTGGGGTGCCGCGATCGGGATCCCGGCGCTGGTGCTGCTCATCGCGAGCCTGCGCGAGTATTGGGCGATCGCGCATTGGTGGGCGGATGCGAGGAAGCGCTGGTCGATCGTGCAGATCGACCGCTCCGTGCGGATCCGCGGGCGCATGTGCCTGGTGCTGGCGGTGTCCTGGGCCTATATGTTCAAGGTGATGCTGGAGCTCTCGGGGCTGGAGGAGACGGCGAACGGGGTGTTCGAGGGCGTGCGCGCCAACGCGATCATGCCGATCGCGCTCTTCGGGTGCCTGTGCATGTTCTGGTCGTATCTCGAAAACCGGAGGGTCCAGCGCGATGTCCGCAAAGCCACTGGCAGGTTCACTGCGCATCCGGTCCGTTAAGATCGTGCTGCTCGCGCTCACGCCGCCGCTCGCGGTGGCGGCCGACCAGGCGATGCAGCTCGCGCACGCGGCCTCGCCGCTCGAGGCGATCTCGCTCCTCACCTGGTTCTTCATCCTGCTGTTCGCCGCGATCGGGTGGGCGGTGGCCGACCTCGACCGGATCGCCGAGCTGTGGAACACGGGCGACGGCACCAAGTACCAGCAGGTCCTCGGGCGCCTGAAGTTACTTAAGACGATCGTCGGCTCGCTCGCCGCCGGCGTGTTCACCTACTTTCTCGGCAAGATCGCGCCGGCGTTCCTGATCGGCGCGATGGGCCTTAAGTTCGAGGCCGGCCAGCCGCCGGAGCTGCACGAGTTCATCCTGCTGATGCTGTGCTGCGGCGCCGGCTGGCTCGGCTCGCGCTGGTTCGAGCGCGTGTTCGGCGCGCGCTAGCCCCGTGAAGCCGCCCTTCGAGGACCTGGTGGCGCCGGCCAGGCGGCCGGAGCTCGCCCTGCGCCAGGTCCCCGCGGTGGCGATCGTGGCGATCGCGATGTCAGTGTTCGCGGCCGACGCGTGGGCGCAGGGGACCTTGTTCAGCGACGCGGAGTGCAAGGCGCTCGCGCACTTCGTGCGCATCTCGGCCGAGATCCGCGACCTCGAGGCGAACCTCGAAAAGCACCTCGCCCTGGTGCGCCGGCGCATGACCGAGGACGGGATGCGGCTCTCGCCGGTCATCGAGCGCGAGCTGCGGCGCGTCTACGCCGAGGGGCTCGAGCCCGACAGGGCCGAGATCTCGGCGCACACGCGCTGCATGACGGGCGAGATCCTGCGGAGGGAGGGGTAGATGATCACGCTGTCCGACTACTTCATGGGGCGCGACCGCTCGCACCCAGAGGACTGCACCGACGAGATCCGCGGCAACGCGGCGCTCACGGTCGCGCGGGTGAACCTGCTGCTCGCCGATGCCGAGGAGGAGCTCGTCGCGCCCGGCATCGACGAGGTGACGAGCACGCACGTGGCGAGTGGCTGGCGGCCGCGCGGGATCAACGCCCGCACGCAGAACGCCGCGGTGGGCTCGAAGCACCTCACCGCGCGGGCCTGCGACCTGCAGGACACGCCGGAGCGCAAGTTCGCGCGCTGGTGCCTGCGCAACCTGGGCGTGCTCGAGCGCATCGGGCTATGGATGGAGGATCCGCAGTGGACGCCGAGCTGGGTCCACCTGCAGACGGTGCCGCCCGGATCCGGCCGGCGCGTGTACCGGCCGAGCGCCGCGGAGGCGCTGGTGGCGCAGCTGCCGGAGCAGCTCGAGCCGCCGGCGGCCACGCAGGCCGGCTTCGCCTTGGTGCACGCGATCGCCGCGGTGGCGATCGTGGGCGCGCTCACCGCGCTCGCCCTCATGGCGAAGAACTTCATCGAGGGCGTGCGCGAGGACGGCGTCGACGCCGGCCGGCGCGCGGCGCTCCTCGAGGTGGCGCAGCGCGACAACACGCAGCTCGCGGCCGTGCAGAAGCGCGTGCTCGAGCTGCAGGCCGAGCTTGCCGAGCGCGAGCAGCGGCACCAGGCCGAGGTGGCCAGGATCGACCAGGAGGGCACCGATGAGCTCAGGAAGGTGGAGAAGGAACGCGACGCTGCTCGCCGGCGCGCTGCTCAGTACGCTGGCCGGCTGCGCGACCCAGGAGCCCGCCAGGCCGACGCCTGCCCCGCCGGCGATCGTGGAGACGGCGCGCCCGCGGCTCTCGCCGGTGCCGGCGTGGATCCTGGAGAAGAGGGAGCCGACGTTCCTCGAAAGGACTCTGGAATTCTTTCGTCAGAAGCAACCGAGTTCCTAATCAATCTGCTAAGCGAGGCGGATGCAGTTGTAGTACAACTTGGCGCTTGTCAGAACATTCTTAAAGCGGACAGGGCGCCATGATGAGAGAGCAGCAACTCGCACTAAAGAGGGCGCGATACCGAGAGAACTATCCGATTGAGCGGCAAGCGATCCTCGCCCGTAGGCGTGAGCACTACGCTCTAAACAGGGAGGCCAAGATAGCCGCCGTGAAAGCGTGGCGCGCCGCTAACCCGGAAAGATGTTTGGCGCACTACAGAAAGGCGCAGGGCGCGCGTCGTCTTTTTCTCACCGCTAGAGCCAGAGCAAAGAAGTTCGAGATCCCGTTCGACATCGTCGTGGACGACATCGTGATACCCAAGTTCTGCCCGGCGCTCTGGATAGAGCTTAGGTACAACGACAAGCATCATGGGGATGACTCTCCATCGCTTGACAGAATCGTTCCTGCGCTCGGGTACGTCCGAGGGAACATTGCTGTCATTTCAATAAGGGCCAACAGGATAAAGACGGACGCCAAGATCGAAGAGATAGAAAAAGTCATCGCTTGGCTGAGGGGTTGCACGGAGATGAACGCCGAGGCCGATCGCAAGCGCTGAACACCGAACAATCGGGCGGGCCCGGCGCGCGGTCGCGCATGCTTCTCCCTCCTCCTCGCGCGCCCGACGGCGACGCGCCGGTGCCCTGCCCGTCCAGATGTCTGCATCGTGAGATGAGAGTCAATTCGCAATGGAGGCGCCGATGAACTAGACCCACCCCAGCACTGCGCAACTGAACAAGAGAAGACGACGCCCGGGCCGGTACGGCGGCCCGGGCGTTTTTGCTTTTTCAGAACTCGAAAAGCCGTGTCAAGCTTTTTTTTGGGAATTATATACTTGACTCCAGAGCCGTTTTGAGGGATAATCTCTACTCATAAACGGAGTCCATTGACCATGAACGACAAAATCACAATCAGCACCTTCCAGCTTTTCAAGATGTTTCCCGATCAGGAATCGGCGCGGCTCTATCTCGAATCCCGCCTGTGGCCGAAGGGTGTTCGCTGCCCGGTCTGCGGCCTTGGCGAACGCGTCACGGCGCGCAAGGGTAAGGAAGGCTTCTACCTGTGCAACCAGTGCAAGGAAGATTTCACCGTCCGCACCGGCACGATTTTCGAGCGGTCGCACGTTCCGCTGCACAAGTGGCTGTATGCGATGTATCTGCTGGTGACGGCGCGCAAGGGCATCAGCAGCCTGCAACTCTCCAAGGAAATCGGCATCACGCAGAAGTCCGCTTGGTTCGTCCTGCACCGGCTCCGCGAAGCCTGCGGCAAAGACATGGACAAGCTGCGCGGCATTATCGAGATTGACGAAACCTACTTCGGCGGGAAGGAAGGCAACAAGCACAAAGGAAAAAAGCTTAACGCCGGGCGCGGTGCAGTCGGTAAGTCCGCCGTTCTCGGCATGAAGGAACGCGGCGGCAGAACCTTCGCGGCTCCGATTTCCGACACCGGCATGGATACCGTGCATCAGGCAATCCACGCGAACGTCGAAGCCGGTTCGATGCTCAACACCGACGATGCTTCGGTCTATGACGGCATCGGCGGATTGTTCTTCGGTCACGATTCGGTCAACCACACGGCGGGCGAATACGTGCGCGGCGATGTGACGACGAACAGCATTGAAAGCGTTTTCGCGGTCATGAAGCGCGGCGTCATCGGCGTCTATCACCACACCAGCCGCAAGCACCTTGGCCGCTACATCAACGAGTTCACGTTCCGCCTGAATGACGGCAACGTGAAGCGCCAGACCCTTGAGCGGCTGGATAGCTTCATCGTCGCAACGCGCGGGCGTGGAATCACTTACAAGGCGTTGACGGCATGAAACACATTGACATGGCACACGCCGCAGCGAAAATACGCCAAGACGATCTTGACCGGATAGCGGACGCGGTTCTCGCCTATCGCCCGAAGCCAAAGACGAAGCCAGCGAAACGGCGCAAGCGCCGCGCCGCGAAAATTGCGAAGGGCGGCGATGCTGGCCGTTGACCTTTTCTGCGGTCTCGGCGGTTGGACAGAAGGGCTGCTCGCAGAGGGCTATGACGTAATCGGCTTTGACATTGAGGAACACGCCTACGGCGACATGCGCTATCCGGGCAAGCTGGTCCTTCAAGACGTTCTGACACTGCACGGCTCGCAGTTCAAGGACGCGACTCTGATTGTCGCCTCGCCGCCGTGTCAGGAATACAGCTACATGGCCATGCCGTGGAAACTGGCAAAGGCAAAGGCTGCGGCGATCCGCGCGGACACGACCGGCGAAAGCCTTGTTGCCCTTAACCGGCTGTTTAACGCCTGTTCCCGCATCCAGGCCGAAGCCAGCTTGGCGGCCGGTAGGCATATCCCCTTGGTGATCGAGAACGTCAGGGGCGCGCAGCCGTGGGTAGGTCGCGCTCGCTGGAACTTCGGCAGCTTCTACCTGTGGGGCGACGTTCCGGCACTGATGCCTGCGGCCGTGAAGGCGCAGAAGTTCAACCCGGACGGGACAGCGCATCCGCCCGGTTCGTGGTTTGCGATTGCCGACAGCAAGAACCGCGGCAGTAGCGGTCAAAAGGTTCCGGGCTTCCGCTTCGACGGCAGCGGGAAAAGCTTTCAAAGCGCCTCTGTTGCGGAGCATTTGAAGGTGCCAAGCGAGCAAGGTCGGCGCACCGATCCGGGCAAGGGTGCGCGATTCACGTCGCGGGATTGCGGCGTCGAGGCCGGAACGAAGAACGGAAATGACTGGTTCGGCGCTGGCGAAGCCTGTTCGGAACAGAGGCGGCACGGTAGCAAATCCATCGGCCGCAAGGCTGCCAGCGCCATGATCGCCAAGATTCCGCTGATCTTGAGCCGCCATATCGCCGCTACCTACCGGGCTTGATGGAAATGGAATCATGTATATAATTCCCTTTTTTTTCTCGGGGCAGAGCGTGCGCTAAGTCATTGATGGTTCGTTCGGCAATGGAATTTCGGAAAAGTGCGTTTGATAAAATGGAGGTGCAATCTCATAGGAGGAACACCCGATGACTCGACGTAAGACTGGCGTAGTAGATGTCCTGGCTGAAGTGCGGAAGGCGATGCGTGCGCTGCGTCGTGCGGAGCGGCACATGGTGAGCGCCGAGCGCCGCGCACGTGTAGCTGGGGAGAAAGCGCGTGAGCGTTTCGAGTTGCAGCAGGCAGCAGCAGCGGCACGGCGAGAAGAAAACACCGTGAGCTCTTTCGCCGCGGATCTCTGAACTGACCTCCGAGTCTCGCGATAGCGGCGCAGGCTGCACGCCGCCGCCGCGGTCCTGCCTTCAGGATCATGCGGCGAGTGTCTCCTCGAAGTTGAAGAGCGTCGGCACCGAGCGCTCTGCCTCGGCCGACTTGAGATAGGCGATGGAGTCGCGGAAGTACCAGGGGTTGAGCTCGATGCCTGTCCCGCGGCGCCCGAGCTTTACTGCGCAGTACGGCACGGTGCCGAGGCCGGCGAATGGATCGAGCACGGTCTCGCCCGGCATCGAGAACTGCGTGATCAGCCGGTCCACGATGTCGAACTGCAGCGGGCAGAGGTGCATTTCCTTGCCCTTCGTCGCCTGAAGCATGTTCAGCGTGCGCATCCTCGTGATGTCGGTCCAGACGTCCGGATGCCAGGACTGCGGCGGCATCAGCATGAAGGTCGAGGGCAGCCAGCCGTGCCGGTCGATGTGCTCGGCGAGCGCTACGTCGCGCCCGAAGTCGTACACGTTCTCCATCGAGTATTTCCGGAAGAGCTTGTAGACCGCCTCCTGCGGCAAGCCGGTGAGGTCCTCGGCCGCGAGCAGCCGGTTCCCCGATGAGCGCATGAAGCCGTGCGCGTCGTACTGCCAGCGCGCCCGCGTGTAGGTGGCCTTGTCCTTCACGACCGGCAGGTCTGCGTAGCCGCGCGAGCGATCGGTCGGGGCTTTCCTGAAGAGCATCACGTACTCCGGTAGCCCGGCGCCCATGCGCGAGCCATCCTTGCACTGCTCTGTCCAGCCGAGCCGGTACGTCTGGTTGTTCTCCCGTACCACGTCGGTCACCACGGTCTTGCGCGCGAGGAAGGCGAAACCGTGGCGCTCGAAGTGATCGGCGCAGGCATCCGAGATCCGGGTCACGCTCTGAAAGCCGAAGCCGTTGATGCCGCCGGGTGTGATGCGATCCTTGACGTGCACGGCGCATACGCGCCCTGGTTGAAGGAGCCGGTAGAGCTCCGGCGTGAGGAAATCCATCTGCCGCCAGAAGTGCGCGTTATCGTCCGTGTGCCCGAAGTCGTTGTAGCTCGGCGTGTACTCGTACTGGTTGGCGAACGGAATGGAGGTCACGATCAGCCCGACGCTATCCGCCGGCATGCTTTGGGCGTCTATCACGCAGTCGTTGTTGACGAGATGCCAGTCGCGGCCCGAGGCCTCGGCGCGCTCGATCCCGATCTGCCGGTGCAGAGCGAGCGCCATCGAGACCTGGGCGAGGCCGAACTCGCGGATGATCTTCGTCATGATCTCCACCTGCTCGACGTGCTGCGCCCACTTGCGCTCGAGCTCGCGGCGGACCTCGCGCTCCGCCTCGGTGTAGATCAGGTCTATCCGCACCTGGTGCGGCTGCTGGAAGCGCTGCAGGCGGTGGATCGCCTGGATGAAATCGTTGAACTTGAAGCCGATGCCGAGGAAGATCGCCCAAAAGCAGTGCCGCTGGAAGTTGCATCCGCTCCCGAGCATCGATGGCTTGCCTGCGAGCTCCGCGATCCGCCCGTCGGAGAAGGCGATGATCGCCTCCTCGCGCGCGTCCAGGTTCTGGCTGCCGTAGACGCTGACAACATCAGGGAGCGCGGCCTCGATCGACGCGCGCTCGGCCTCAAGGTCGTGCCAGAGGATGCGGTGCGTGCCCGGGTCCTCGGCCCGCAGATCGAGGAGCTTCGCCACGCGCCCGGCCAGGCTGTCCCGTTTTTCGCGCGCCGCGTCCTGTACCCCGATGGCGGCGTTGCGAAAGAGCCTGCCCTGCCCGTCCTTCTCGGCGCCCGCGGTGCTATGGTCTGACGCGATCTCGTGCCAGCGCACGTCGAGCGGCGGCAGCGCGTACCCCTCGTCGCTGTAGCCGAGGTCGGAGGGGCGCTGCACGTACAGGGCCCAGGAGGCGATCCACAGCCAGAACTCTCGCTCCTTGTGCGGGTGCAGCGTCAGCTCGTCGGCCTTTTCGGAGTTGCGCTTGAAGAACCGGGTCTTCGCCTGGCCGATGTCCATGATGCCGAGGAAGGCCGCGTAGGCGAGAAGCTCGATGTACTCGTTCGGCGATGGCGTTGCCGTGGCCACGAACCGCAGCGGCACGCCCGCGGTGGCCACGCGCGGCCCGTCCGAGCGCCTGTCGTCGCCCGCCAGGACCGCCATGACCTCGCGGAAGGTCTTGGTCCCGCCGAAGCCACGGAGGATCGAGGCCTCGTCGAGACTCACCGCGCCCGGCTTGATTGCCGCGATGTCGAGGATGCTCTCGCGCACCGACTCGTAGTTCGTCAGGTAGATCGTCCGCTCGTCCTCGATCTCGCCTGCCCGCCGGATGAACTTCAAGCGGATGGCGTACTCGCCGGTGAAGCGCTCGCGCGCGTCGCGCGTGAATTCCTGGCGGACACCGAGCGGCAGGGTGATGAGGCGCAGCGTCGGCGAGCGCGCTCCGATGAGCCGCATGATCTCCAGTTGCGCGCAGGTCTTATGCATGCCGAAAGCAGCGAAGAGCGCCCGGCGCCCGCCGTGCAGCGCCCACTGCACCATCGCCCGCGTGTGATCCTTGAGCGCCGGATTCATCTCGCGCTCGTCCACCTCGAAGCCGCAGGCGTGATCGAGCTTGACCTTCTGCTCGAGGAAGACGCGGTAGTCGCTCACGCCGCCACCTCGATCGTCTTGTCCTCGAACTGCGCCAGCGCGACCGCCGCGGCGAGCGGCGGGCAGACCGAATTACCGACCATGCGCACCTGCGCGCCCTTCGAGAGCGGCTTGCCGTTCACCACCGGGTCGACATGCCACACGTCTTCGCAGTAGTGCCGCGTTCCCGGGTGATTCGCCTGGTGCATCGCGATCGCCTCGGGGTCGTGGTTGATCGCCACGTCGGGCGAGCGCCCGAGCGCCCACTCGATACCGAGGCTCGCCCCGCCGCCGCCGGCGAAGGAATCGACGATGATCTCGTCGGCGTGCAGTCGCAGCGTCGGTGCGCGCAGGCTCATGAACGCCTCTGCGCCGCGAGAACGAGCCAGAGCGAGCCGCATGCGAGGCTCATGCCCGAGGACCACCAGAATGCGAGACTGGCGAATGTCCCTGCGAACGCGAGGAGCGTGGCGCCAGTCAGCACGCAGGTGAAGCGCGGCGGCTTCGTCGGGCTGGCGAGCGCGGGGAAGAGCGCCACGGAAAAGAGCAATTGCCCGAGAGCGAACACGAGGTCCTGCCAGCTCATGCCAGTTTTCCCCCGTGCATTGCCGGGCGCTCGGTGTTGCGCGCCATCTTCTTGATGGTTGCCGCCTCGAGGTCGATGCCAAGGGCCTCGCACAGGTCGGCCAGCCGGATCAAGGTGTCGGCGCACTCTTCGGCGAACTTCTCCTTGTTGCCGAGGCGCACTTCTTCCGCGGCCTCGGCTAGCTCCGTGACCACCAGCATCAGCCAGGAGAGGATGTGCCGCGTATCCCGGCCTGGTTGACCGAAGCGCGGCGCATGCTCATGGAAACCTTTGGCGCGAGCGTTCGCGTGCGCCATCCGCTGGATCTCGGCGAGATTCACCGTCCGATCCTCGGCTCGATGTAGAGGAAGCCGTCGCGCTCGACCGTGTGGTAGACCGGGCGCTGCGCGCTCAGTCGCCAGCAGGTGCGCCAGGTGAGGACTGTTGCGAGAAAAAACCAGACTGCACGGCCGATGCGGCGCATGGCGGAACTCCTAGTCAGTGGCTGTGAGCGGGTTCGCCGATCAACTGGCGGACGAAGCGCAGGAGCGCTGCGGGATCGCGCCGGCGCCCGAGGCGCGTGCCTTTTTCCTCTGGCGCGGCGCGGTAGACGACGAACGCCGGCACCCAGCGCACGAGGCCGTCGGCCTCGATCGAGCGCTCGTGAACGTCGACGACACGGAGTCCGTGAGCCTTCGCGAGCTCACGCGCGGCTGCGAGCGGGTCGTCATTCTCGGAGCGCTTTCCCATCGGGCGCGGTGTGCCGCAGCTCGACTTCCTGCTGCGGCGGAAGGAGCGCGTGCCAGGGCGAGCTCGGCGGGACGGCGATCGTGATCTCGCGGCCGCTCAGCCGATCGTGAAAGAGCACCAGGCGGGCCTCGGGGTGCGCGGCGCGCGCCGCGGCGAAGAGGTCGGTCCCCTTGCCCTCGGCCGCCGCGGCGCTGAGCTCAGGCTGGCGCATGGGCGAGCCGGCGATCCACTTCGACGGCGGCGTCGCGAAAGCGCCGGTCGAGCAGCACGGCGCTTCGCACGTAGTCCTCGATCGCCGCCTGCGCGATGTCCTCGGGCTTTACCCGGCGCGCCTTCGCGTCCTGCGCGAGGACCTGGAAGGCGCTCTCGCTCATGTGGACCGTGATCGTGCGCATGCGCTCGTGGGCGGAGCGGGTTCTAGCGGGCATGGGTGCCTTTCGTGCCGACGCGTAACCGTTTCTCGTCACCGAAACGCCGATCGGGCTTGATCGCGAAGATGTGCCGCACGATGAAACCGGCGGCGAACGCAGCGAGCATGGCGAGGCTGATCGCGAGATCGTTCACAGCGGCGTGCCCTGGAGCCAGGCGACGAGCCTGACGAAGTTGACCGGCACGAAGACGACGAAGGCGAGCGCCGCCGCGGCGATGAGGGCGCTGATTGCCATCGCCTGGAGGAGTTTCATCAGAGGTGCAGCGCGAGGAACGCGCCGACGAGGAGCAGGACGAAGGCGACGCCGCCGGCGAGCTCGTCGAGGATGCTGCTGGGCTGTTGCTCTCGGGGTCCCATGGGCCACCGTTTAGCTGAACGGTCGGCAGAATATAGGCAGGCCGATAGTCTTGTCAATAGGCTTGCCTATTGACAGAAAGATCGGCATGCCGATAATGTCGCCTGATGACCAAGCAGGAAGCGATCGATTTCTTCGGCACGCAGGTCGCGCTGGCCAGGGCGCTCGAGATCACGCAGTCCTCGGTGGCCGAGTGGGGCGTGTATCCGCCCGAGCCCCGCCAGCTGCAGTTGCAACGGGTGACGGGCGGGCAACTGCGTGCGGAAGCCGACGTGCTCGCCAAGTACGGCGTACCGCAGGCGAGCCCGCAAGGGGTGGCATGAGGGGGCATTCTCTTTTTTTGCCCATTGAAGGCCGTTACTAACGCCTACTAAAACGGCGCCTTTTTTTAGGAAGCATTTGTATGAACCCACAGCAACCGCTGTTCTACGAGTCCATCCACGACGCGCTGCGCGAGCTGGTGCGCGTGCTCGGCGGCGCCAAGGCGGTCGGGCTAACGCTCTGGCCCGGCAAGAGCATGCAGGACGCGGCGACACGCCTGCACAACTGCCTCGATCACAACCGCCCCGAGAAACTTAGCCCCGAGGATCTGCTGGTGCTGCTCAAGAAGGGCCACGAGCGGGGCTGCCACCTGGTGATGGAATATTTCGCCGCCGAGGCCGGTTATACGCGCCCGGTGCCGCTCGATCCGAAAGACGAGCTCGCGCAGCTCCAGCGCCAGTTCATCGACGCGGTGCACGGCGTCCAGGCGATGGGCGAGCGCCTCGAGCGCCTGACGCGCCCGCCGCTGCAGGGGGTGAAGTGAGCGCAGGCGAAGGGCAGGAATGACCTACACGAAGCTCATCCGCGAGCTTCTCGAAGCGGCCGAGGAGGAAGAAGGCCACGCGCGTCTTTTCCGATTCAAGCTGGACGATGAGTTTCAGGCTGTGCGTGCGGAGAAGAGGGCGCGGCTGCTCAGCGAGGCGGGCAGCAAGTTGATTGCCGAGCAGATGTCGATCACCGTGCTGACGAGGGAAGTAGAGGGCCTGCGTTCGTTCAAGGCGTCGGTCGATCAGGCGCTCAATTCCGGCGACGGGAGCTACAGGCCATGACCGATCCGCGCGGTGGGGCACATGGGGGAGATCGGACTCCATTTCGCATTAGGACTATCACGCCGTTCGCGGACGAAGATGCCGCTGAAGCCAAGGCCCACGCCGAGCGCGCTGCCGAGCGCATGCGAAAGCTCCACGCCGACCCGGAGTTCGCCAAGGCCCACGCCGAGCGCATGCGAAAGCTCCACGCCGACCCGGAGTTCGCCAAGGCCAACGCCGAGCGCATGCGAAAGCTCCACGCCGACCCGGAGTTCGCCAAGGCCCACGCCGAGCGCGCTGCCGAGCGCATGCGAAAGC